TCGGCGTTGATGACGCCGTTGCGCCGCTGGATCTCCAGCGCCTGGTTGCGGCTCTTCGTGTCTCCCCGGAGCAGCCCGTCCACCAGGAACTCGAAGAAGTAGACCTCGCGCTCCGCGGGGGTGAGCAGGTCCAGATTCAGGCGCTGCTCCCACCGGGCGAGCCGCGGCATCAGGGAGTCAACCACGTACTCCAGAGACTGGTGCTCGATGTTGGAGAAGGTCGCCTTGTCCAGGTCGACGATCTTGTGGGGCGGGATACGCCAGATGCCGGCGATCTCGCTACGCTGGAACTTCCGCGTCTCCAGGTACTGCGCGTCCTCGCTGCTGAGTCCGACCGCCTTCCACGTCACCCCGTCCTCCAGCAGCGCCGTGCGTAGCATGTTCTCGCCGCCGTGCTCCTCCTCGAAACTTTCCTTCAGCCGCGCCGCCGCCTCGTCGGAGAAAACCCCCGGGTACTCCAGAATGCCGCTCGGCCGCGCGCCGTTGCCGAACAGCTTGGCCCCGTGCTCGAGCGTCGCCATCGCAAGGCCGATGGACTCGCGGTGGAGGGTGATCGGCGAGAGCCCGCACACCCCGTCGTCCGAGAGCCCAGCGATGTGGAGGATGTCGGCGCGGCCGTACTCCTTCCCGTCGACGGTGTAGACCGGCTCCCAATCGTCCCTCCGTCGGACGCTCACCTTGGAGGGGTGGATGGGGAGTAGCTCGCGGATCTCACCGCGGACGCGGACCTTGAACGCGTAGGCGTTGCCGCGGTACTCGATGCAGGTCTGCATCTGCTCGCGGAACGCGAACGACGTCTGCACCCCGTTGGGCTGGTCGTGCATCAGCCGGTACCGCGGGTGGTCGGTCGCTCGCTCCTTTCCGCCGCCGGCGAGGCGCCGGTAGAGGATGAGCGGAAGCTTGGCGACGTCCTCCGCGAACACACGCGCGCAGGCCGCCACTGCCGCCACGCGCATCGCCGTCGCCTCGGTCACGTGCACGCCGCTCTTCGTGCGGCCGCCCGCGCCCCGTACCGCGCGAAGCAGTTTCTCGCGGTCCGTCTCGGCGCGCGGCCGCGCGAGGCGGCTTACGAGACCCACGGCCGGGCCAGCAGCAGGAAGAGGACGCCCACCACGATCGGCGCCGCCGGCGTGTAGACCATCCCGGCCCCGAGGGCCAACAGGGCGATGCCGGAGAACGTGAGAACGTCCTTCGCGTCCGGCTTCCACGCGATCAGGCTCCGCGGGACGAAGCCCCTTCGATCAGTGCCGCGGCGGGGAACGGCCATCGGGAGACGCGGGGCTGGTGGGGGGGGCGGAAACGAAAGAGCCGACGCCCCCGCACGGGGAGCGTCGACTCGGCTCTGCACTGGCTCGTTCGCGCGGGCGGTTGACCCGCGGCTATGGACGCAAAGATAGGCGAAGTGCGTTCCGCGCGTCAACCGCTCAGAACTTTCGCACCCCCCGGGTCTCGTAGACGGAGGGCCTCGAGGGGGCCCCCTCGCCCGCGGCGATCGAGTCGTTGCGCGCCTCCCAGGAGAGGCACCCGCCCACACTCGCGTCGATCTTCTTGAGGCTGTTCGGGCGCTCCTTCCTCAACACCCACAGCGGCCGATCCTCCTCGTCGTAGAGACCGGTCGGCTGTTGGCGGGCGTTCGCGATGTGCTGTTCCATCAGCGGATCGCCATCGTGACTCACCTCGCCTGTGGCGATGGCGACCAGGTACGACCGGATGGCGTAAGCCATGGGCTTCGGTCGGTTCGTCCGCCACTCCAGCACACGCTTGGCTCCGTGACGGCCGGCCCATTGCGAAACCCAGCTCTCCCACTTGAACGGGTCGCAGTACATCCGCGTGACGCGGTAGCGCTCGAAGGCCGCGGCGACCGCGGCATCCACCTCGTCGACGGGCACCTCCCACTCGGCCACGCTGAGGGGCCGTTCCCAGATCCCGAGAGGCCACTGGAACCCGCTAGCGAGCTCCGTGGCGATCAGGGCCGTCGCGTCTTCGAAGCGCGACCCGTCGAAGCCCAGCGCGATGGGCGCCCCTGCTCGGACGCGATACTCCCGGCGTGCAAGGGACCGCCACTGTTTGATGTCGAACGCGACGCCGGTCGCCTGCACCACCCGGTTTAGCCAGACCCGCTCGAGGTACGGCCGGTCCGCTCCAGGTTCCTCGAACGCCGCCGCGATCCCATCGAGATCCGACCACTGCGCGATGTATGGCCCAGACGCTTCGGCGATGGCGGCCTTCAGCCCCGCGCGCGTGGTCAGATCGTGGCGCTCCCCCGCCTCGCGGTGGTAGAAAAATAGCCGCGAGTGCGTGGAGCGGCCCGTCATAACCGAGTGCGCGTACTCCATCGTCTTCTCCGCCACCGATCCTTCGCCGGGCGCCGGCGCCGTCGTCGTCTCCAGCGCCCACGGGTCGGCGAGTGGGCGCTTCATCAGGTTGGCGAGCATCGACGTCCACGCCTTGACGTGGTTCGGGAGCACGAAGCGGTGCGTCTCATCGGCGTGCTGGAACGTCGTGCGGGCCCCGTCGCGCGCGCTCGGGCTGGCGGACACCGCCTCCGCCTTTCCCTTCCCGTCCAGCCGGATGATCCGCTCCAGGCCGATGTCGAAGACGTCGTCCGCCCCCACCTCTTCGAGGATCCGCCGCAGGGCCCCGTAGGCCAGCTCCTCCGTCTGCTCTTCGGAGTAGCTGATCATGGGGATGTAGGGGTCGGACACCGGCATCGGCACCGGGGTCCAGATGCCCGCGACCTTCTCGAACCCGTCGCAGCGGACGGGGCCCTGCGGGTGGAGCTCGGCGGCGGCGATCCACGCGGCCTTCTCTGTCTTGGCGCTGCCTTTCCGGAGGGACAGGGCGCAGCGCTGGAACCTGCGTCGCCCGGCGCGGGGGTTCGCATGGCGCGCGATCACCCCGCCCTGACGGCGCTCAACGAACGGCGGCTCCACCTCATACATCCGGTAGAACCAGGCGCGCTCTTCGTCGTTCAACACGACCGGCTTGCCCAGCAGGTCACCGGGCCCGTGGCACAATTCGCTCTCGATGAACTCGCACACGAACGGGCCGAGCGTCGGCCACGGTTCATCGTCATCGGGCGGGCACATGATGATCGTCACAGCACCGGCACCTCCGGCGGCGTGATGCGAGGACCCCACGACGAGTCACCCCTGTCCGCATCCCCCCAGAGACGCCCATCGTTGTCGCGCCAGCGCCAGCGCGCCCCGTCCCAGAAGAGTTCGACGACCACAGGTGCGGCGTGCTGGCGCTGGCGCCACCAGTACCACCCCGCCATGACGGGGCGGTTAGAAGTCCACGTGTCGCTCATGCGATCCTCAACACTTTGCGAGGGTCATCCGCCGGCGGCGGCTGCGGCCGCGCGCGTCGACCACCCTCAGGGCGCCGGTCCAAATTGTTCTCCGCTCCGGGGGCGATCTCCCATTGTAGCCGCCTGCGGTCGATCGGCGACAGCCCGAAGCGCACCTCCTGCGACCGGATCTCTGCGGCGACCTTCACCAGCAGCGGGCCGTCCGAGCGAGATTCCCACCGCACCTGGTGGAGATCCGCGAGCAGGAAGAGTCCGCCGCGCATGTCGGAGTCGAGCCAGGCCGCCGCCATGGGGGAACGCCATACGCTGTCCCACCATTCGATCACGGCGGGGTGCCACTCGCCGTTGCGCGGTGGCAGTTCCGGCACCTCGTTCGTCGCCGACGCCTCGACCGACGGAAGCGCCGCTTTCGTGGTCACCGTGTTCCGTCGCTGGCGGAGAGCCGCCGGCTTCGGCGCTGGCCCTCGGGGCATGGTTCCGACTCCTGAAAACTCGTACACAAAAAAAGAAGCCTGCGATGCGGTCCCGCGTTGGTGAGGTGGTAGAGATTCGACCCCCTACCCCCCGAGCGCGGTCTTTCGCTTGTGGCACCTGCCGCACAACCCCTGGCCGTTGGCCAGGTCGAAGCGCGGCCCTCCCTCGCGGATGCGCACGATGTGGTCGGCGTCCGTGCTGGCTACCACCTCCCCCGCCGCCGCGTGATCCCCGAAGGGATCCACGCAGAGCGGGTCGCGCGCCAGCACCAGCTCACGCCAGCGCCGGTGCCGCGCGTCGTACCCCCGCGACGCCGCACTTCCCCGCTCCCTGCTTACCTCCCGCTGGTGGTTAGGGCAGCGGGAGGTGGAGCAGAGCTCTGGACAGCCTGGTTCGGCGCACGGAGAGAGCGCACGCGTCACGGCGACCGGTCCTCCACTTTGTCACCGCCGCGGCGCCTGCTGGTGCCGTCGTCGCGCCGGACCAAATCCTCGACCGTGATGAGATACACCTCGCTGCACCCGCGGCGCTGACACTGGTAGCTGAAGGCGACCGATGCCGGCCGAAGCACTCGTCCGAGGACGCCCCGCGCAGCCGTGCCGATGCGTAGGGCCGGTGCGGCGCCGCACTTCGGGCACGTGGCCCCGATGTGGAGCAGCTCGGCGGCCAGCGCCGCCGCCGGGGGCGGGATGGGGGTGACGTCGCTCACGCTGCCATCGGTTCGAGCTTCTGCTTCAAGTCCCGGTGGTTGGGCCCCACCACCGTGATCTCCGTCAGCCGGGAGGATGCCGCCACTCCCACGATCGAGGCGAGCTCATCTCCCGCGTGGTTGCTGGTGGCGAATACGTCCTGGCAGCGTGAGTAGGCGCGGATCATCCAGTTGGAGAGCTGTCGGCCGTCGAACTCCGTCCCGGCGGTGGGCCGGATCTCGTCCAGGCCGAGCGCGGCGCAGTGCTTCGCGCGCTCGCGGTCGTTCGCCGCGACAGGGCGCTGGGCGCGGTCGCTGTCCGAGCTGGCCGCCCGGAGCGTCTCGGCCAGGTCGAACCAGAGCCAGGCGCCGCAGTTCACCCCGCGCCGGTTCGCGTGGATGATGGCGGCGTAGAACAGGTGACTCTTCCCTGTGCCCACGCCGCCCACCAGCGCCAGCGCGATGCCCTCCCCGGTGCCGCACCGCTCGGCCCACGCCACCGCCGCGCGGTGCGCCTGCCGCTGGCTAGGCGTGTAGACGACGAAGTGCCGAACACCCTCGCACTCGCAGCGCCCCTTGGCGCCCGGCTCCGGGCAGAGGTCAAGGGACACCGGCCGGGGCCGCCCGCGGTCGTTCAGGAAGCGCGACGGGACATACCATCCGATCCGCACGTCCGCCGCCGTACGGCTGGTCGCGGGTGCGGTTTCGGACTCAGCAGCCCGCGGCGCCCTCTCCTGCAGCCGCCGAAAGATCAGGCGCACGTCCTTCGGCGGCTCGCACGGCTTCAGCAGTTCGGCGGGCCCCGGCATCCTCCGGTCGCAGTTGAGGCACCGCGGCGGCTTCGTCGCCTCCGACCAAACGTGGCCGAGCGTCTCCTGGTGCGTTGCTACAGCGCTCATCCGTTGAATCCCTCGAAGCTCTCGGTCGGGGTGTACACCTGTGCGTCCTGCGGCCCTGCCTTCCTGCCGCCGCGGCCGAACGCCGGCGACGCACGCGCTGGCGCGTCCATGCTGACCGCCCTGCGCTTCGTCTCCAGCGCCGCCTTCTCCACGAAGCCGCG